TACTACACCGAGAATCTTCTGTAGTACAACGCCGTCGTGATACGGGTACTGTACGTCAGGCAGGATGAGTGTTGACTTCGTCTTGGCCATACACCTAGTATAGCATGGAGGTGATCCGTATGGCAGCACGTAGGGCGCCTGTAGGGCAGGCGCCTGACATGAGGGAAAAGAAGCAGGTCACGGTACGTATGACGGCCAGCTTGGCAGAGGATCTGAACCTGATCTTCGAGACCTACGGCCTGACAAACGCGTCCTACGTTGTAGGGCAGAGCGTCAAGGCTCAGGCTGATGCCATACGAGCACGTAGGGCAGGACGCCCTACGCCCTACGCCAACGCCATACAGGAGGGTGTGACGTAGGTCACAGTACTTCTGAAAATTTTTCTGGGCGGAAACGCTCGGGTGTCAGACCCATCTGAGTATACTGCCTTTAATCCCTTAGGCACTGAGAGGCCCGACCCCCAGGGCGGGGCCAAAGAGAGCCAACATAGTAGACAGCAGTAGGGGTACGCCTGAGGGCGACCCCTTCCAGCGGGAGGAGATGTATGGTTCGGGTCCCAGCGTATCGACAGAGACTCAACGTACCTAACACGATGAAGATGTGGTGGGAAGATGCTTCGTGCCTCACTTCCCCCGCTGAGATTTTTGAGGCCCGCCTTGATGGCGGGCTCAACGGGGCTAAGACTAGGCAGGAGGTGGTGCAGGAGGAACAAGAGAAGTTCGACCGTGCACAACAGATCTGCAACGACTGTCCCGTCTGGCACCTGTGCTACCAGAAGGCATCACCAGACGACTTCTTCTACACCATGCGGGCGGGCATCGAGCCCGGCCAGTTCAAGACCTACAAGGAGCAGGGTCGAGTGAACTATCGCTCGGGTCAGTCTCTTGAAGACAAGAACACCTGCGCCCAGGGTCACAACAACTGGAAGGTCTGGGGTAAGAAGAGGCCACGCCGTAAGTGCGTGGACTGCTCGAAAGAGAACACGGCACGACAGAAAGCGAAGAAGCGAGCTGCTATACTGGAGGCATGATACCTCACATCTCACACTCGCAGTACAAAGCCTACACGTCGTGCCCTAGATCCTGGTACCTGAGCAAGGTCCGCCAGGGTGAGGAGATCCAGTCGTGGTACATCCCGATCGGGTCTGCTGTGCACGACGCCGTTGAGGAGTGGCTGGGCAGCGGCTCGGACACCACTCTCAAGATGGAAGACTTCTTCTATCCTCTGGTCGAGAAGCAGATGAAGATCGAGCCAGACCTGTCCAAGTGGAAGGCGGGCGGCCCGGAGGCCGACCCGATCACCCACGAGAAGGCCCTCCAGAGGGCCAAGGACTGCTTCGAGAAGGCGCTCCAAGAGCTGGAGGACATAGATGTCTGGGAGGTGGAGTACGACGCCTCAGGCAGCCTCCCAGGGCTTTCAGTCCCGGTCAAGGCGTTCATCGACATCGTCGGCGAGCACAAGAAGAAGGGCCCGGTGATCTGGGACTGGAAGACCGGCAGCACCAAGCCCGACAACTTCCAGCTCGAAACCTACGCCGCCCTGCTGAAGCACAACATCTACGAGCGAGGCATCTGGGAGATGACATTCCAGGGCCGGTATGTCATGCTGGCTCCGGGCTCAGCCAACACTAGGTACGTCGACCTCTCGAAGGTCGACCCCGCCGAGGTCGGCAAGAAGTACCAGGCCGTGGTAGACAAGATGAACGAGAAGCTGTATGCTGCTAACGCAGGGTTCGGCTGCCGGTTCTGCTTCCAGGCAGAGAACTGCCTGGTCAACAAGGGTATGACACCGAGGGCAACCTACTACGACAGGAGCGCGGAAGATGGGTTCCCGTTCTGACGACGACTACTGGAACAACAAGTACGCCGAGGTCGCCGAGTGCTACGATCACGGTGAGATGTACTACGATGAAGACGCCGAGGACTGGCGTTGCTCCGACTGCGAAGAGATCGAGGTAACCTACAAGTATGGCTGAGATCGAGATCACCCTTCCGACCGTGCAGTACGGGAACGTGAAGGTGCGGGCTACGCCCGAGGAACTGGGACTCAAGTCCCTTGCCGAGGCGTACGATGTGGGTGTAGCCTCGGCGGTGTACCTGAACCTGTTCTCTCAGGGGTTCAAGAAGGGTGCCAGCCTGGACGTGAGCGCCCCTCAGGGGGCGCCGGAACAGTCCGATGGTACCGACGTCCACGCTGAGGCTCAGAGGCTGCTGGAGGAGGGCCTGGGGGCTTCTGAGGCGGAGGCATCCGACGACGCCCCCTGGAACTCCACGGTTGACAAGCCGAAGAAGCCGTGGGAGAATATGGATACGGCCCCGGCTCCGGTCGTGGACGACGTGTGGTGATAGACTGGAGCTTCAGTCTCACCGAAGAAGAAGACAACAGACTCAACAAGGAGATACTAGAACACATGCCTACTCTCGATGAACTCCTCGGCGGCTCCGGCGAGAAGCGCCCGAAGGTGATCAACCTCAAGAACGTCGGCGAGTTCGTGAAGGGTGTCATCACCCAGATCGACACCGACGCCCCGGTCTTCGAGTGGGACCAGTCCAACAACCGGCCCGGCCTCCAGAAGTTCTGGGTGGACGGCAAGCCCAAGGGTGTGGCGAAGGATGAGGCCGAGCGCGCTGGTCTCAACCCGGTTCACCAGATCATGGTCACGGTCGAGACGAACGACGGTCTCGTTCGGATCCCGTTCAACTCCAAGGACGAGCGGGAGAAGTTCAAGCAGGCGATCATCGACGCCGGTGGCAGCATCGACGTCGGCGACACGCTCGGCAAGAAGCTGATCGAGCGGACCGGCAACATCAAGACGCACGAGGTGAAGCTCATCCGCAAGGAGGGCTGAGATTGGGGGCGCCTTCGGGCGCCCCACCTAGGGCCTGGAAGGTTTCGACTGCCAGTAAAGCCGCACGCGGAGGCTGGTAGGACATGGGTTCGACTCCCATCAGGTCCACGTGAACTTAACCGACGAGCAAGAGAAGGATCTCGACGAGCAGGCCAAGCGGTTCAGCGAGACCATCGGAGATGGCTCGCACCTGGCTAGCGGCTCTGCCGCTGAGCCCAAGGACACCAAAGGAGGTAAGTGATGGAGGCTGAATCCTACGGCACGAACGGTGAGATCGGCGTCATCGCCACGAAGGAAGAGTGGCAGGAGGTGATCCAAGCGGTCACCTACATGGCCCGCAACGACACATCGGAGAAGCTGGTTCACTGGCTGATCAATCAGGGAGTGTATGAGTGATGGAGGTTGCACTCACATTTGACCGCGACAGCGGGGAAGAGCAGCTCATGGTGTGCGCCAACGAGAGTGAGTGGCGTGAGTTGCTCGACAACCTCGACGGCATCGGACACTCGCCTGCTACGCTTAAGCTGATTGCCGGACTCAAGTCGTGGGGAGTGGTGAAGCATTAAGACACTGGCGCGCCAGGTGAAGCGAGGGGTTTCCGCAGGGGAACCCCTTCCTAGTCCCTGGCCTATCTTCGAAGAGAAGAAGATGACCTTCCGGCGGGGAGCGATCAGCATGATCGCCGGTCCTCCCGGCTCGATGAAGACCGTACTCGCACTGAACGTTGTCAACCAGATGGGACCCAACGTCCCGACGCTGTACCACTCCTCGGACTCCGACGACTTCACCATGGCTAGCCGCACGCTCTCGATGCTGACCGGCACGCCGACCGAGGAGACCGAGCTGTGGGTGATGAGCCAGAAGCAGCTCGCCTACGAGACGCTCAAAGACATGGACCACATCCGCTGGTCCTTCCGGTCCAGCCCTACGCTGGAGCACATGTGGCGTGAGGCTGAGGCTTTCCGTGAGCTGAACGGTGAGTACCCTCACCACACGGTGATCGACATCATGATGGACATCGACTACGAGGGAGCGGGGGAGCAGAACTACTGGGCACTGATGGCTGAGCTGAAGGACATGGCGCGTGAGCAGGAAACGGCGATCACGATCGTTCATCACACATCTGAGGGCGCCAAGGCTGGTTCACCGCCTCCTAGGTCAGCGATCATGGGTAAAGCAAATCAGCTTCCCACACTCATCCTCACCCTTTGGGGTGACGCTTACGCTGGGACACTGGACGTCGCCACCGTCAAGAACCGTTTTGGGCCTCAAGATGCGATGGGTAAGAAGTACTTCCAGATGAGCGCGCAGCCTGGCATCTGCCTCATCGAGGAGAAGGAGCCGGACGCTCCCCCGCTGTTCAGGGACGGCACCTCAGTGCCGGACGACGAGAAGATCAACGCCTGGGAGGACGACTGATGTACTGCAAGTGCGGTAGGCCCTACCCGTGTCTGGATCACTGAGACATGATAGAGATCAGGATCCTGATAGCGGATGAGGTCGAAGAGGATGACCTTGAGTACCTGCTCGGACAGATCAGGTACCAAGTAAAGTACACCGACGGTGTCGGCGAGTACGATCTGAGCTGCCTTGTCGACTAAGCCAGCATGCAAGGACTGTGGGTCCACAACCCGGGCGCTCAAGGCGCCCGGCCCACGGTGTGCTACTTGTCATCGTGCCGTCAAGGCGGCACGTAAAGAGGCCGCGTGGGCCCGAGGAATCATGGAGCGGTATGGAATCACCCCGGAGCAATACTGGGCGCTCTACGAGCACCAGGGTGGTACGTGCTATATCTGCCAGCGTGCGACAGGCAAGGTCAAACGCCTTAGCGTTGACCATGATCACGCTACTGGCTATGTTCGAGGTCTTCTGTGTGGTCCATGCAATAAGATACTCGGGCACCTGAGGGACGACGCCGACGCGGCGTACCGCGCAGGCAACTACCTCGACTACCCGATAGCGTTCGACGTGATAGGAAAGGTGAAGCCTGGTGGAGCTGACTGACCAGGAGTTGGAGGAGATCCACTCTGTTATGTACGACCACGTATACTACGGAGATGACAGTATCGTCTACGGTCCGGCGGGGGACCTCGCCAGGGCTGCACTCGGAAGGGTGGAAGATGAGGCGAAGAGGCGCGGACTCTGGTGGGCAAGGTGAGTTCCCAACCTTCCCCATCGGACCAATCCTGGAGTCATACGGTGGACAGCCTGTGGTTGAGGGACTCGGATGGAAGCCCTACCGCTGTCCGTTCCACAACGATCGAGACGCTTCCGGCTCGGTCAACTCAGAGAAGCAGGTCTTCAACTGTCACGCAGCCGACTGCCCGAAGGGCAACGCCGTCCAAGTCCTGATGCAATGGGAGAAGCTGAACTATCGTGAAGCTGTCGAAAGAGCAGAGACAATATCTGGAGCGAGCCTGGGAAACGTACGCTCCGAATCTGGGAGACGCGGCCGGATGGCTGGAGGGACGCGGGGTCGATCTGGGGTTCGCAGCTTCAAGAGGACTTGGCGTAGTTCGTAGGCCGCTGCCTGGCCACGAGACTGCCGAGGGTTACCTCGCCATTCCGTACCTGACCAAGGCCGGACCGGTCAACTTCAACTTCCGGTGCATCCAGGATCACAACTGCAAGGAGATCCCGAACCACTCCAAGTACTGGAGGCGCAAGGGATCTGGTGTCAACATCTACGGCGTGCAGTCTATCGCCTGGGCCGACGACTGGATCGTCGTCACCGAGGGGGAGATCGACGCCCTGATCTGGCAGCAGATCGGAGTACCGGCACTCGCGGTGCCGGGTGCTGAGAACTGGAAGCCTTACTGGGCGAACCTGCTTGAGGACTTCAGTCGTGTATACTTGGCGGAGGACGGCGACAACGCAGGTAAGGATCTGTGGATCGCGATGTCCGAGCACATCGACCAGGGCAACACGATGGTGGTCCGCATGCGGATGCCCGACGGGGAAGACACCAACTCGATGTACCTGAAGAACGGCAAGGACTACCTGCTGGGAAGGATCAAGAAGTGAGCAGCGTGTTTGTCATCATCAACGAGTGGGTAGATGACTTGTTGAACACCTCTTCCGAGGTGACCGGCGGGGTCTACTACACCACCGAGCTGGACGCCTGGGAGGAGTTGCGCTGCATCGCAGCCAACTACGGCGTCACCCTGCTGGAGGATGAGACGTCCATCCAACTCGAAGATCACTCAGACCACCTTCAGTCCGAAGAGTACTACATCCAGGAGTTGACCCCTAGTGGCAATTGAGTTCCAGGCGTGGCCCAAGACCCCTCGTCTGTTCCGGGACATCGTCATCACCGAGAAGGTGGACGGCACCAACAGTGCCGTCATTATCCAGGAGTGGCCCGACCGGGCCGAAGCCAGCCCCGAGCGACTGGCCCTGATCAATCGAGACGGCGTCCTCTACGAGGTTGCTGCCCAGTCCCGTAAGCGGCTGATCACTCCTGGCAAGACCACCGACAACTTCGGGTTCGCCAAGTTCGTCCAGGAGAACGCCGAGAAGCTGTTCGACCTGCTCGGCCCGGGTCGCCACTTCGGTGAGTGGTGGGGCTCCGGCATCCAGGGTCGGTACGGCGCAAAGAGGCTCGGCGGCAAGGGCTTGCGAGGCTTTGCCCTGTTCAACGTCGAGAAGCACGACGGCCTGCATGAATGGTTCCACGACGACCCGAACTACGACGTGCTGGTCGAGGCCATGCCGATCCTGTACCGTGGCCCCTTCTCGGAGCAGGTCATCCGTGATACACTGAAGGAGCTGAAGGAGAACGGCTCCCTGGTGGCGCCGTTCAACAAGGCCGAGGGGATCGTGGTGTTCCACACCCAGTCCCGGCAGGTCTACAAGTACACCATCGACAACGACGACGCATCGAAGGGAAACAACTGATGGGCAAGAACGACTTACCTTCCTGGGAAGAGATCCCGTACGACCAGTCTGCTTCGGCAGCCGACAAGGCTGCCGAGTTCGAGGCTCAGTGGGACTCCAACGGGGGGAACGACGAGCCGGTGGACAACAACCCGTACTCGAAGGAGAACTTCAACAAGTGAAGACTTCCAGCGAAGCTGAAGTCAAGGGGACGCGGCCTCTGGCCGTGGCCGCGAACACCTGTCAGCGCCCTCCCCACTTTCCCCCGCACTGTGGGTGTCCGGCCGAGTGAAGGACAAGTTCGGGATCCCGGTCGACGTTGGCGACATCATCGTCAGCGCGGCCGGGAGTACCGGCCGAC